AATGTGCCGACGGCCCATTTCCCGTTGGGCGCCCGCGCGATATAGATGCTGTTGTCGCCTATTTCATATCCGGTATCTTCCAGGGTCAGCTCGATGTCCATTTTTCCCATCTCCTCATTGTGCATTCTGTCGATTGCGATTCTGACTATGTCTGTGAACGTTCCGAATCCCGCATCTTGGAGCGCTTTGACCTGCCGGTCGGTCGCCTCTGTGATTTGAACGCTGGTCTGTCGTGCCATTTCCGTTTCCTCCTGTCTAGTCTAGGGTGCCTTTAACTAACTAACCTCATTATATACGGTATTCGTATATTTTTCAAGGGGAATTTGGTTATTTATTCGGTTTTCGTATATAGTACTATGGTACTAGTATTAGTTCTGCTAACAACAGATTAGGAGACCAGCCTAGCGGGCTCGGAGTTATTAGCTCCGAGCCTGTTTTTTTGTGTTTAAACCGTGACAAAACGTGCATATTCGTTCATATTGTCGTACTTTTCCAGACATTCCGTATTAGATATTGTATTATATAGATGTGGGTGGCTTAAATTGTCAATCTATCTACAGGGGGGAACGATGCGACGTTGGGGGGGGCGGCGGGCGTGGTTGGCGTTGGTGGGGTTCATCGAGGCGCTGATTCTGGTAGGTTTGCACTATCTGGGTGCGTTCGATCTGGGTCTGGGCCAGTTCGGCTGGCCCGTGGTCGGACGTGTGATTCAGGTATGGTTGGAATTCGCGGGCGCCGGGCAATTGACGTACACGGCGATGCGTGCCGTTGGGATCGTCAAACGAGGCAAGTGAGGATGGCGTGGGCAGCGCTGGTAATCTCGCTGACAATGTTGGCGTGGTTTGGCGGTGGTCGCTGGGTGAGTAGAGTCATCGATGCCTGATTGGGAGATAATCTTCGCGGGCGTCGCCACAGCGGTCTCGCTATTTACGTTGCTGACGAGTGCGAGCCGGGCGCGTGTTCAGACATTGATGTCGATCATTGAGGCGCAGGCGGGACGCATCGATGATCTAGAGGATGAGGTGGCGGCGCTCAAGGCGGAGCGGCGTTGGCTGCGCCGCATCCTGCGCGCCGAGCAGATCGACCCGGATTGTTATGTACTAGAGGAGGCCGTCGGCGATGCTGACGAACGGATCGTTTGAGTTGCAGTGGGTGGATATACCAGCGGGCGCGACGAACAATCAACAGCCGGATGGCTGGGCCCTCTCCTGGCTGGAGGTGGGTGCGCCGTTGCGCTCGGCTGATGCGTTTACCGGGGGAGGGGATGCCCCCCCGGTCTTTGACGTGGCAGCGACGGTGCCGGAGTGTGTTCACAAGTTGGCGGAGCAACTGCCGCCTCCAGAGCGTCCTGACGGCGAGGATCCGCTTATTCTGGAGGGCAACGCAGTATATAAGGTTTTTGCGGGGGGGGGAGCGTTTGGCGCACGTCTGGAGCAATCGCTGACGGGGACGCCCGGCGATTTGGTGCAGGTGTATATCCCGGTGCGGGTACATCAGCACGGCGATGGCAGCCCCGGCGCGGCGGTCTGGCGTGTGGTGTTGGAGGACCAGATGGGGCCGTGGCTGACATTTGGTGACTTCGAGGATCGCGAGTGGTTCACGTTTGTGGCAGCGGCAGAGGTCGGAAAGGACGGCGTGCTGTCGCTGACGATCGATTTGGAGAGTCGCGCGCTGGCGGGAATTGATTTTTTCCTGGATGCACTGGAGGCTGAGGTGGTGGATGACGGGGGATACGTGAGCACGTACCTGTTGCTACCGCAGCAGGCAACGGTGACGCAGGCGGTCGAGGTGGCGCGGATGGCATATCCGGGCCGTGTAACGATGACCTATAGCGTGGATGACGCGGGCAAGGCCGATGTAGTGAAGGTGGTGACGTGGGACGACGAGTGGGACCGCGAGGCGCTGGTGGAGCATTTCGACAACTATTATCCCCACTGCTGGGTGGAGTTCGTAGAGATGGGGCAGCGCGTATCGTTCCCGGTAGGGACGGATACTTCACCTCCGGCGACGTGGTACGTGCCCGCGAGCCAGATGTTCAGCGCTCACCATCCGGGTATTGATGTGAATCGTGACGTCCCGCCGTGGGGCGATGTCGATCGTGGTGAGCCGGTCTTGGCAGTGCTGGATGGTCGGGTTCATTACGTTACGGGGAACTGGGGCGGCGTAGGGATGTTGGTGGTCAAGCACGAGCTCGACGGCGTGTCGTACTGGGTGCAATACGCACACGTGAGCCCTGCTGTGCAGGAGGGGGAATACGTACAGGCCGGGCAGCCCGTGGGCTACATCGCGGACTGGCGCGGCGGCGACGGCGGTGACCACCTCCACTTCGCCGTGGCGTCTGAGCCTTTCGAGCGTCAGTATGCGGGTAGCGGGGTACAGTTCATCGATCCGGTGCCGTGGCTCAAGCGATTTTTGGATCCGGTGGTGGTGGACGCGATGCTGCGCAAGGATCGCCGTCCCGTGCGCGTGCCGCCGTCGCCCAAGCCGCCCAAGGGCACCGCGCCGCCTACGTATTCATTGCGGAGCGGCAATGTGCTGGGTCTGCACTGCGGTCACGAGAAAGATGGTTGGGGTGAGTATTGGGGGGGAGCGGCGCGGCCTACCGTGTTAAAAGTATTCTCATTGGCTCACGCGCTGCGGGCGCGGGCATTGACGCGTGATGGGTTGGTGGTGTGGCGACGGCACGCCGATCATCTGAGCGTGTTCGATGATGCAGTGGCGTTGCTCGATTTGTACAGCGCCGAGATTGAGGCGATGGCCAAAACCAGCGAGTTAAACGAGGCTGAGATCCTGGAACGGGTGGACATCGTGGAGAGTCTAAACGAAGAGATTCCCTCCTTTAATCAGGGCCAGATCGAGGCGGCGGTGGCGTTCGATGTGGCGTTTGCGGAGTTGCTGCACGCACGCTATGGAGACGCAGTGCGACCGGGGTTGCTGACGGTGCCGGTGGGGAACCCGCACGCGAGCGAGGTGGCGTTGTTGGTCCCGGCAGCGCGGGCGGCGGTGAAGTACGGCGGCGTTGTGTGCTACCACGCCTACTGGGCGGCAAACGAGGAACGATCGTTCCTGGTAGAGCACTGGGACGATCACGCGGGCCGATGGATGCAGTGGGACCGGGAGTTTCGCGCGGCGGGCGTCCGCCCGCGCTATCTGCTCTCCGAGGGAGGGATCTGCTATGCGCCGGACGGTTGGAGTTTCCAGCCGAATCGTGGTTGGCGCGCGTGTGGCGCCTTTGGGCGGTACCTGCGCGATATGGAGACGTGCCAGAGGCTGATGATGGATTGGAACGACCGGCACGGCAATCGGTGTGCTGGTCTGACCCTGTTTGCCTACGGTCAGTGGGGGTGGGATTCGTTTGATATGAGCCCCGGTGAGCTACAGACTCTGGCGGCGTATGCAACGGAGCATTGGGTTAATGACTGACGAGCCCATTGTTGAGTTTCCTGCGTTGCCGGGATTCGAGGGCGTTGATCTGGACCCGGTGACGGAGGCGCAGTTGATCAGTGAGGTGGCGCGGCGGGTTTTCGAGTCGCGGCAGGAGGCCGGCCCGTGGATGGAGGATTACTACGATCTCCTGGACGAGGGTTGGGATTGGCGGAAGGCCGTCTACATTCTATGGGCCTCGCAGCCCAAGGGGCGCCGCCGACCGGAGACGCAGTGGGAACTGGCGACGGAGATCCTCGGCCTGGCCAGCGACCGCGTAATCCGCGATTGGAAGGCGCGCAATCCGGCTATTGAGCAGCGTATTGCTGCTCTGACGGCCTCGCAGCTCATCAAGGCGCGTGCAGATATTTTTTCCGCGCTACGAGAGAGTGCGTCAACACCGGATTACAAGCACCATCAGGACCGCAAACTGGCGTTGGAGATGATGGGCGATTATGAACCTAGCCAATCGCTCGGCGTGAAAGTGTTGCGGGAGCCTGAGGATTTTGAGCAGGCGGACGCGGAGGACCTGGCGGCGGCGGCCAACATCCCCGGTAGGGAGCTTGATGGATAAGCGCGCCTTGGCTCGGCAGGAGTTGGCCCGGCGCGCCTTGGCGCGGCGCGATCTCCTGGCATTCACGTGGTACACCTGGCACCAGTACCAGGCGGCGCGGGTGCACGCCGTGCTGGCGCGGGCGCTGGAGTCGGTGGAGTTGTACGTGAGATCAGCGGGCTCCGAGGGTACAGGGCGATTGTTGGTCCTGATGCCGCCACGACACGGCAAGAGCGAGTTGGTTTCGCGGAGGCTACCGGCCTGGTTCCTGGGCCGAAACCCGGACAAGCGGGTGTTGCTCACCTCGTGCACGGCAGATTTGGCCAACGGTTTCAGCCGTCAGGCGCGCGACATCGTGCGATCGGCGGCCTTCCAGCGGCTGTGGGGCCAGGGCTCGGGGCGGCCTCCGGGTGAGTGGGTGCAAGTGAGCCGGGAGAGCCGCGCCGCCAGCGCGTGGGAGCTGGAGCGCCACCGGGGTGGATTGGTCTCGGCAGGGGTGGGCGGCAGCATCATCGGGCGCGGCGCGCACCTGGCGATCATCGATGATCCGTTCAAGAGCCGCGAGGACGCCGAGCGCCAGAGCGTGCGCGACAAGGTGGATGACTGGTATCGATCAACGCTGTATACGCGATTGGAGCGGGGCGGCGCGATTGTGTTGATGCATCAGCGCTGGCACGCCGACGATCTTGCGGGACGACTGATCCGCAAGATGACGGCGGATGCGAGCGCCGACCGCTGGCGCGTGCTCTCTCTGCCGGCGCTGGCCGAGGTCTGGGCCGAGGGTGTGGGCCCAGAGGAGGCGCTGAAGGCGGCGCGGTCCGGGTGGTGGATGGCCTCGGATGCGATGGGGCGGGCGCCGGGCGAGTCGCTGTGGCCGGAGAAGTTCTCGGTGGAGGACCTGGGCAGGATCAAGACTAATGTAGGCCTGTACGAGTGGGCAGCACTGTACCAGCAGCGGCCCCAGCCGATGGATGGGGCATTGATCCCGACGAAGGGTATTATCCGGGTGACTCCGGACGAGGTGCCGGAGCTGGTGCGCGAGGTGCGGTACTGGGACCTGGCCGTCTCAGGGAGCGAGCGGGCGGACTGGATCGCCGGGGCGCGGGTGGGGCGGGCCGCCGACCGGCGGACGTATATCACGCACGTGGCGCATCTCCCCGGGCCGTGGGTCGATGCGAGGCCGAAGATAGTCTGGCGGATGCTGGATGATCCGGCGCGGGTGACGCAGGGCATCGAGATCAGCGGGCAGCAGGGTGGGTATTACCAGGAGTTCAAAACCGACGAGGATCTGGCGCTGCGGGCGATTGAGCCGGTGAACCCGCGCGAGGTGGGCAGCAAGGAAGTCAGGGCGCAGGTGTGGGCGAGCCGGATTCAGGACGGGCTCATCCACGTGGTGGATGATGGGACGTGGAACGTGGATGGGTTTTTGAGCGAGTGCCTGGCGTTCCCCAACGGCACCTACGATGACCAGGTGGATAGCGTCAGCGGGGCGATGCAGATGTTGGGTGGGTGGTCGGGCGGGTTGGCCGACGTACCGCAGGATCTGGCGCACGCTGGCGTGTGGGGCGAGCTGGACTTTGGTGGGTTGCTAGAGGAGGTCGGGCCGTGGCGATTAGGGTGAGGACGGCGGATGAGATTGGGCGCGAGGGCCTGGAGCAATGGCACGGTCAGGTGACGGAGACGTATTTACCGAAGCTCCAGTGGCCCGGGGCCTACACCATCTACGACGAGATGCGCCGTCGCGATCCCACATTGCGTAGCATCCTCAATGCTGTCCGACTGTTGGGGCGGCAGGCGTCGTGGACGGTCGAGCGGCGTGGAGATGGACTGGCGGATGAGGCGGCGGATCACGTAGCGCGGAATCTGGAGACGATGAGCCACACGGTGGATGATCTGATCGACGACGCATTGACGATGCTGCCCTTCGGATGGGCCAGCTCGGAGCTGGTGTACGAGCGTCGGGACGATGGTCGCATATACTGGAAAAAGATCGCGCCACGTCGCCAGAGCTCGTTGGCGCGCTGGGAATTCGACGACGCTGGTGGTATGCAGGGCTGGTGGCAGCGCGCGGCACCGGATTACGAGGATGTTTTTCTGCCGGTTCATAAGCTGTTGCATTTCGTAGCAGAGCGGGATGGCACGAACCCGGAGGGATTGCCGCTGTTTGAGAGCGCCTACGAGCCGTGGTATTTCGTGAAAAACCTCCAGATCATTAGTGGGATCGGCTGGCAGCGTAGTTTCGTGGGATTGCCGGTGTTCGAGTTCGAGGATACCCCCTCTGATACGGATAAGGCGCTGGTGAAATCGATCTCGGCGGGATTGCAGGTGGGCTCGCAGCAGTATGTGAGCGTGCCGCCCAAGATCAGCTTTCGGCTGGAGACGGTGGCGAACACGAACGCCGATAGTTTACTCAACACGATTCGGATGTACCGTGTGATGATGACCCAGATGGTTCTGGCCGATTTTATATGGTTAGGCACCAGCGGCAGCGCGGGCAGCTGGTCGCTGGGGAGTGACAAATCGACGCTGTTTTTGATGGGCGTCAACGGATATCTGGATCGGATCGCGGAGGTGTGGACGCAGTACGGTGTTAGCCGGTTGCTGGATGCAAATCCGGCGTTCGCTGGCCTGCCGCAGGATCAGCGACCGGCGATTGTGCACAGTGATGTTCGCAAGTTCAAGCTCACGGAATTGGGCAGCTTTGTTCAGCAAATCGCGCAGTACATACCGCTGTACGATAGTGATGCTGTGTGGTTGCGCGAGCAGGCCGGGTTGCCGGAGGCCAGCGGGGAGCGGCTAACCCCACGCCAGGGCCAGGAGGGCGAGGGCGCCGTGTGGCGATACCCGGATGATCGGGAGCCAGTAGGGGCAGCGTCGGAGTTTCGCGGCGACGAGATCGAGCTGGCCGAGGTGGATTATCAGCACGAGGAAGAGCGCCGGGAGATGGAAGACGGCCTGGCGGGCGTCGTTGGAGAGTTCCTGGATGCGCAGCTAGATCGCGTGTTGAAGGCCGCAAGTGCGGCGCTCAACGTAGGGGCGGATGATGCGTTCTGGGAGGCCGAGGTCGAGGCGATGCGTGAGGTGTTGCTCCGCGATGTGCTGCGGACAGTGCTGGCGCTGGCAGAGATGGCCGTCGAGGATGTGGAGGAGGACTTCGTCGGTGGGGCAGATTGGGCGCTGGTCAACGCGCGCGCGGCGGCCTGGGCGCGCGAGTATGTCGGCGATCTGATCCGGCAGGTGACGGAGACGACGCGGGAGGCCACGCGGGAGACGATCGCGACGTGGATCGAGACTGGTGGAACGTTGGACGATCTGGTGGAGACGCTGGCGCCGACCTACGGCCCCCAGCGTGCCGAGCTAATCGCCACGACGGAGGTGACCCGCGCCTTCGATGAGGCCAACGACCTGGTGCGCCAGCGCGTAGGGCTACCGGCGGCGGACGTAAAGGCCCCGGCCCATCCGCGTTGCCGGTGTTACACGCGGCCTGTGTTCGTAGATGGTGAATGGCTGATCGTCTGGAATACTGTGCGCGATGAGCTCGTTTGCAAGCAGCCGCTCAGTATGCCGTGGGGGCGCGTGGCCGGATGCCGCGAGATGCACACCCGCGTTGTGGGCGGCCCATCGGGTCTGATCGGGAAGACGTTGTCCGAGGCCCGACGGGCCTTGGGGGATTAAGATGTCGGACGCGATGGAGAAATTTCGGAAAGACCTGGCAGCGTTACAGATGCGGTTGGCCGAGATGCCGGAGATTGCGGAGGGCCGCGTCGGCGACGCGATGGAGGCCGGATTATTGCATCTGGCTGGGGCGGCTGCCGACTACCCCCCGGCGCCGGCGGAGAGCACGTACCGGCGCACCGGCACACTAGGGCGCCTATGGACTCAAGCCAGACCGGTGGTCGCGGGCGTGCAGGGAGCGCTGGTGCAGGGCCGTATCGGCAATCGCACACCCTATGGGCCTTATGTCCAGGACCCGGCGCAACAGGCCTGGTTTCATCGGGGCCGCTGGCAGACGACGGAGGACGTGGTGCGCGACGAAGCTGGCGCAGTTGAGCAGTTGCTGGCGCAGGCTGGAGCAGAGATTGTGCGGGATCTGGCGGGAGGTGAGTCGTGAACGATGTAATACGAGTGTTGGTGGAGCTGAGTGAGACCGCGCCGGTCGAGGTTTTGCGCGTGGGTACATTTACGGACCGTAACGGGCGTGAAATCGAGGTAACCGAGGCGGACCTGGACGCGCTGGTGGCGAATTTCGAGGCGGGGGAGGCTGGCCAGGAGGTACCCCTGGATGTCAACCACGAGCGCAAGGAGGCGGCTGGCTGGCTGAAGGTGTTGTGGCGCGATGGCGATACGTTGCTCGGCACCCCGGCGTGGAACGCGCTGGGCGAAGAGTTGGTGGGGGGCGAGGTGTACAAATACCTCTCCGCGACGCTGGACTGGGCCAACCGGGTACTCAAGAGCGTCAGCCTGGTCAACTTCCCGGCGGTGAAAGGTCTGAGGCCGTTGGAGTTGGCGGAGTTGGTACTCGACAGCGAGGTGCCGATGGGGCAATTGTTCGCGGCCCATCTGCACCAGACCGCGACGGGGTTTATCGACGCGATGATGGCCGCCGGTATGGTGACAATGGAGGAGCGCAAGCGGATCAGCGCGGCATTAGATGCTGGGCTGGATGCGATGGTGGAGGCCCTAGGGCCCTTGGGCGAAGGGATGATGCGGGCGCCGGATTTTGGCCCGTACTATTTTTCGGAAGAGCCGGGCGATCCGGCAAAGGAGGATGTGGGTATGCCTGACGGACAGCAGGACATCGAGGCGTTGCGGGCTGAGGTCCGCGCGGAGTTGGAGGAGGAGATGGTAGATCGGCACAAGCGCGAGGTTGAATTGCGCGCGGAGATCCGCCGGGAGGTGGAGGCGGATCTTGCGGCGGCTCAGGCTGAACGCGCCGAGCTGGTGGCGTTTGCAGAAGAAGTGTGCGGTGGCGAGGTAGGACTGGCCAGCGAGCCGGGCGAGGTGGTGGAGTTTCTGGCGGCAATGCAAGACGATGCTCGCGACAAGGCGAAGGCATTGCTTCGGGCGAAGGTGGTGCAGTTTGGCGAGGTCGGCAGCTCGCGCGATGGCGAAGAGCAAAAGGTCGAGCTGGGCGAGCCGCTGGCGGCGGCGCTGCGTACCTGGGTGGATGGCGGCGGGGACGTCGAGGAGTTTTTCGAGGTCAACCGCACGGAGATGGGTGACGCCGGGCAATATGATCTGTCGGCGTTTGAGTCTGAGGGTTAGGGCGCGGCGACGCGCGTAGAGGATAGGGAGGAAGGCGATGGCGGATTTGTCACGCGATGCACCGCTCAGATTTCTGGGCGACGTGCACACGATCAGGATGGTGTTGGACAATAGCGCGGCCCAGACGATTTACAAGGGCCAGCCGATGATCATCGACCAGAGCGAGGATACGCTGTACCCGCGCGGGTTTCTGGACGCCACGGTCGTGGCGTCCACCGACGTGTTCGTGGGGGTTGCGGCGGAGGGCGCCGAGGTCGAGACGTCGGATACAGAGACTGACAACGAGATCGAGATTATCACATATCCCACGATCGTGGGCTTCAAGAGCTCTGTATTCACGAAGGCAAATCTGGGGAAGACGGTCTATATGAGTGATAGCGGCACGCTGAGCGAGACGGCAGCGGATAACCCGCAGATCGGGAAGCTGTACTGGGTGGAGGATGGATACGCCTACGTGCAGCTCACGGCGCCGCAGGTGTGCGCCGGCGCGTAGTGCTGGCGCTAACTAGGGCAAGGAGGACGTAGATGATTTCAGGAAACGTACCGAAGCATTTGGTGGTGGGGGCGCGCACGGGCTTTCTGAGCGCGATGCGCGCGGCGCCTGCGCAGTATCCGCGCGTGGCGACGGTGATCAATATGGGGTCCAAGCGCGTGGACCTGGTGGACTTGGGCGCGGCCCCGATGCCGAAGAACAGCCGAACCGGGGTCACGGTCCAGGATATGATCGAGAGGACACTGCAGATCGAGGCCGCAGAGTGGGACATCACGGTGTGGGTATCGCGCAACTCTATCGAGGATGACCAGACCGGCACGCTGGAGCGCAAGGTGCGCAGCGCGGGTCAGAACTTCCCGCGTCATATGGACCAGCGCGTATTCAAGGTGCTCAACGCCGGGGATGGCACGACCTACGGCAGCTGCTACAACGGCAATAGCTTTTTCAACAACAGCCACATCGATGCCGGGGCAGCGTACCAGACGGCGCAGGACAACCTCTATGGTCTGTCGCTGAGCCTGGACAACTTCGAGACTGTGCGCGTGGCGGCGATGCAGCTCCGCGATGACCAGGGTGAGTTTGTGGGCTATCAACACAATCTCATCATATGTCATCCCAGCAACGAGCGGGAAGCCGCCCAGATCGCCAACAACCCGGATGCCTACGATACCACGAACCGGGAGCTGAACCCCTATGCGGGTCGTATCGACTACATCCTAACCCCAGAGTTCGACACCACGGCGTGGGTGCTGGCGGCTGAGGATGAACCGATCAAGCCGATCATCATCGCGCTGCGCGAGGACCCGTTCCTTCAGGATACGTGGTTCGATCCGGAGCAGCCAGATGGCGGCCGGTATTACTTCAAGTTCTATGCGCGCTACGAGATGTACTACGGCGACTGGCGCACGGCGCTGATGGGTAATTCCTAGTCTCCTCGTGGAGGGGAACCGCCTCTATAGGGCGGGGTGGGTGAATGCCTGCCCCGCCTGTAGGGGCCAAAAAACGGAGGGCTATGATGAGTAAACTGACAAAAGAGCAGTGGGAGCGGATTCTGTCGATTCTGTTAGGCGCCGTGCTGGCGGTGTTGGCTGTGCTGGGCTGGGTGATTGATCCGGTGGTGATCGAGGTACCAGTGGAACCGGCGCAGGTCGGCGGTTTCGAGCAGGCGCTGACCGGCTACGAGGGCAACTTCGGGGATATCTACGCGGATAGTGCGGTGGTGGGCTCCCTGACCTCGACGGGGGCTGCTGACCTCGATAGCACATTGAACGCCGACGGCGCGACGACGCTCAATTCAACGCTGGACGTGGATGGGAACATTAGTAGCGGTACGGGCGGGATCACGCTGGCCGACACGGTGAACGCGACCGGGGCGGTGGATTTCGATAGCACGTTGAATGTAGGCGGTGTATTGTACCCGTCGTTTGCCGATGAGACGATTACGGACGGGGAGACACTCACGGCGACGGTGACGGTGTACGCGCTGGACTCGGCGTCGGCAGTGACGATGACGCTGGCCGCCAGTGCTTCGGAGGGCCAACTGCTCATCCTGATCGGCGATGACGCGAACGACATCACTATCGCCGACACTAACCTCAGGAGCAACGACGGCAACGCTCAGGTACTCAATCAGTATGACATCTTGATCCTGGTGTATCAGGATAACGAGTGGGTCGAGCTCGGGGAGTCCAGCAACAGCTAGTTAGGGGGGGATGATGGCGAGATATTGGGTGCGGGTGTCAGATGATTTTCGATGGGATCGGGTGCAATGTGCAGGACGGGAGTTCGTCAAGGGTGAGAGGGTCTCTATGCACGAAAGCGAACCTGGGTTCCGGGAGGTCGCGGGCTGCGTGCTGTTGGAGGTAGAGGCAGACGAGGACACCGAGGGTGAGGAGGTATCTGATGCTGCCTAGAGCGATTCACGCAGTGAACCTGGGCGCGGAAGCGGTAGCGGCCTCCACGCCCTACGTGCTGGTTGATTTGAGCGACACGTCCAATTTCCCCCATAGCCGGTCGCAGGAGCTGCATCTCCTGGGCCTGATTTTGGATGGTGAGAAGGCCAACGATGGCATATATGACATCTGGTTGGGGGTGGTCACGGAGAACGATGAAACGGACGGGAGTGTTCAGTGGGTGCACGTGTTCCACCTAGAGCACGTGAGTAATTCTACCGATAGCACAGACCGGTTCCACCGCGAGGTGGATTTCACGCTGGGTGGGGGTAATCCCGATGGTCTCAACTGCGCGGTAGTATCGGGTGCCCTGCGGTTCTTCGCTGGTAATCAGTCCCAGGCAGACAACGGGAGTTGGCAGAATGACGTCAACCGCGTGTCGCCCGTTGGCACCACGACCAAACCGGCGGCAGGCGATATCGTGGTGTGGGTCGAGGAGGTAACCAACGGGGGGACGTTGGATTTCTCTCTGACGGCGTTGTACTCTGCGGCGTAGGTGGTGATCGATGGCTATTGGGGATAATAGCTACGGAAGCGTGGCGGAGGTGGAGGCGCTGACGGCGTTGTACACGAGCGATGACGGCGAGTTCGACGCCACGACGCGGCCCACGCTAACGCAGGTAGAGATGTTCATCGACCGGGTGAGTGGGGTAGTGAATACGCTGCTGGCCGGGGCGGGATTCAGTATTCCTGTAACGCAGTCAGATGCGAAGCTGGCGTTGGATGGGTTCGTGGTGCAGGAGGTTGTGGCGCTGGTGGAGTTAGCCAACGGTGCGGGGCCGTTTGTGATGACGGGGAACGAGCGGCGCGGGGCCAGCACGCCGCAGCGGTTGCTCCTGGCGGATTGTGAGGCGTTTATCGAAGCGCAGGCGCAGGGGTTGGAGGCGCTGGGCGCCACGCGGGCGCGCACGATGACGCAGGGGCTGGATGCGGATGATGTGGGCGTGATCTTCTCGTTCGACTGGAGCGGGTGAGTAATGGCGGGCGACGCGACGATTCAGGCGGCGATTCAGTCGCTGGTGCAGGCGACGAGCCGCTACAATGATGGTGACGTGACGCTGGGCGATTTCCGGGTACTGGGGCGGGGACGACAAGCGGCGGTGATCTTGCCGGGCCCGCTGGCGGCGCAGCGCGCGGGCGACTGGAGCCAGCTGCGGTACGCCTGGACGCACTACGTAGAAGTATGGCGGCGATTTGACGGCGATGATTACGCGGATATCGTGGCCGACCGTCAGGTGGTGATGGACCAACTCAATGCGTACCCAACTCTGAATGGCACGGCGGGGATCACGGACTGCACGGTTTCCCAGAGCAGCGACCCGATTTATGTCCGACCTCGCAACGCACCGCCGGATACTAAGCCCAGCCACGTCGGCTTTCGCCTGACGGTACGGACGGTGGAAGAGGTGCTGTACGCGGGAGCGGGGGAGTTCGCGTGATCATCGCCGTGATCATCGCGTTCAACGAGGAGCGGATGCTACCGGGTTGCCTGGAGAGCCTGGAGGGCCAGGTGGACCGGGTGGTTGTGGTGGATGGGGCCTATGCGCGCTTTCCGCACCAGGTGCCTTGGAGCACCGATGCTACACGCGAGATCGTGTGGTGCTATGGCGCGGAGTGGGTGCCGTGCCCGCGAGGCGACGACGATGGACAGCCGCGCGCGTGGGTGGATCAAGTGGAGAAGCGCACGGCGTATCTTGTAGCCCAACAGGGCGATTGGTATTTTCACATCGATGCCGACGAGCGGTTGGTGGGGCGTCTGCCAACGCCGGAGGATGGTCACCATTATGCGTTCCAGGTGCACACGCGCAACCTGCGCCTGACGTGGACGCCGCGCCTGGTGCAGCATCGTGGATGGATGCGGTACGAGGGCGCGCACAACGCGCTGTGGTCGGATGACCGGCTGGTGCATATGGCGGAGGCGGTGCGGGTGCCGCCGGAGCAGGCGCGGTTGCAGCATCTGAGCCACCTGCGCTGTGCGCAACGGATCCGAGATAAGGCCAAGTTTTTGCCGGGGAGGTACGAGCGTGAGCGAGAGTATCGCGCCACACACGGTATATAAATTCGTCGGGGAGGCGGGCCAGTATCTCCACGCAGTTCCGGCGAGGGATTTGACGGGAGCGGATCTGGTGGAGGTGGAGGAGCGTGAGGGGATCACGGCGGAGGAGATTGAGCGCTCGGGGTTGTATGAGCGTGTGGAGTTGGCGGAGGTGACGTCGTTTTGCGGCGCCCCCACTGGCGGTGGGGGGCGCTGCCGACGGGAGGTAGAACGCTGGGGCCAGCGCTGCTGGCAACACACGGAGGAAAACGATGGGACTGAAAGCGTTTAGGAAAATTCAAATCAGCGATGCGGAGGATACGCCGGGTACGGCGGAGGCCGCCACGGAGATCCTCTTGGGTACGATGTCTACCTGGGAGGATGAGAACGAGTTACACCGACCCGAGGAGGACCGCAATAGCCTGGCAATGTACTTCGAAGACGATGAATTCGTGCAGGAGAAGGCGACGGCAGTATGGACCGGCGACGTGAATTTCCGTCACATTCTGTACGCACTGTTAATGAGCATTCGCGGCAATATCACGCCGACGCAGCCGGATCCGACCAATGAGCCCAACGCGTATCTGTGGACGATTGCGCCGGCGCTGACGACGGCGAACACGCCAGATATCGCGAACGGTATCGATACATTCACGATTGAGTACGGCGACGACACGCAGGCATACGAGATGGCGTATTGTTTTGGTGCGCAACTGGAGATCAGTGGCGCGCCGGGCGAGATGTGCCAATTCTCGCTCAACATCGTGGGTGATAAGAAGACTGATACCACGTTTACTGCCGCGCTGACGACACAGAGTGTGCAGCGCGCGCCGTTCAACCTGGCCAAATTCTACCTCGACGCGGCGGGTGGCACGATGGGCAGCACGCAGAAGACGGGTCTCCTGCGTGCGTTTACCTGGCGGATCGATACTAAGCTTGTGGCGTTCTACACGGCAGATGGTGATCTTTCCTACGGTAGTGTGGTGGAGGGTCGCAAGCACGTCGAGTTGCAACTGACATACAAGTGGGGTAGCGACGCGGACACGGAGCGCGGGTACTACGACAATCGCACGACGCGACTGTGCCGCATCGAGCTGAATGGGCAAACAGAGCTGGACAGCGGGCAATCCAATCCGCCGTACTTGCGGCTTGATCAGGCTATCCGCTATGAAAACTGGCCGACCTGGGGCGATGAAGAGGGGCAGTCCACTGTGCAGGTGACCGCATACAGCGTATACAACTCTGATTACGCCAAGCTGTTCGAGGTGGCGCTGCTCAATTCACTGAGCGCGTTGCCATCATAGAGGTGAGCGATGAAGCCGAACAATCTGGACCAAATGCTGTACGACGCCGGTGCGATCACGACGCTGAATAGCGTGCTGGATCCGTTGGTGGCGTTTCGGGACGCCGACGCGCTGGAAGCGCTCGCGGGCTATCTACGGGTGTTGGTGGCGCAATCGGGTAGCCTGGGCCTGGCCGTCAACGAGCAGGCGGCGCAGGCGTTTATCCTGCACGCGCAGCGCGTGCAGAAGTTGGATGGCACATTCCTCGGCGCGTCGTTCGATCGTTCAGTGCTGAGCGAGGTGCCGCAGAACCCGCCGGTGGCGCCAGATTCGCTGGCGGTGGCCGACGCCGGGGGTGGCGTGGTCAACGCGTCATCGGGAGTGGGTAGCGGTTACGTGGACCGCTACGAGTTGCACCGGCGCATTGATGGCATCTGGGAGCGGGTGGTCGATGGTGTGATTCGCCAGGATGGCACCGGCGTGGATTACCAGGAGACGGGTGTATCCGCCGGGACCTGGGAGTATCGCGTGGTGCCGGTGCGTGGCTTTTTCCGGGGGTTTCCCGGATCGACGACGTCGGTGGATGTGGCGGGATAACAGGAGGTTGAGAGATGCCCCGGTTTGTGGATGAGAGTGACGTGAGAACGATTCGAGCGCCGTGGTGGGGCGAGCGGGAGACGTGTACGATTCGGCGGTTCTCCTATGGCGATCGCCAACACCTGGCGGGTCGCACGGTGGCCGTGGGGATGGGTGATGCCAATGAAGCGGTCACCAGCGTGCAGATCGAGGAGATGAATTTAGCAGTGCTGGAGCGCGGTATCGTCAGTTGGACCGACGAGAATGGCGCTGCGCTGCCGGTGACGCGCGCGGACATCGAGCGGCTGGCTGAGCGCGATGGCGACTTTATCCTCGCGGAGATCCGTGAGCTGAACCCCCGGCGGCGTCGGACGGAGGAAGAGCAGGAATTTTTTCGAGGAGCGGATGGAGGTGGCGCTGCGGAATCATAGCGCGTTACCGCTGGATCCGGACATCGTGCTATGCCTGAATATGTCGTGGTCGTGGTGGGAGTTGATGGCGACGCCGCCGTGGGTTGTAGAGGATCTGCGGACCTACTGGCACAAGCGCGCGCTTGTGGACCGCGAGCGTCGGATGGTTCGAGCGGCGGGGGGGGGTAAACGATAGTGGTCAGCAGAGCAGCGCTAGAGATCATTCTGCAGGCGCGTGATGAGGCCAGCAAGACGCTGAACCAGGTGGGTGATGCCCTGGGCGGCACGGGGGCGTTGGCCGCAGGTGCGGCGACGGCGACGGTAGCGGCGGCGGCGGGGGTGGCGGCGGTCGGTGCGGCGGCGGGCGCGGCGGCGCTGCATATGGTGCAGTTTAGCCAGGAGACAGCGGATGCAATGCGGCTCCTGGAAGCGCGCACAGGCGCGTCGGCATCGGAGATGGCCGACTTTCGTGAGCAGGCGCTGGATGTGTACGAGAGCGGATTCGGCGAGGGGATAGCGGACATTGCCGATGCGATGGGGTTGGTCAATCAGGCGCTGGACGAGACGGGCGACGCGCTGGAGGATAGCACGCGCCGGGCGCTGGTGTTGCGGGATACATTCGATCTAGAGGTGGCAGAAGGCGCCGCGATTGCGGCGGCAGCCGTGCAATCCGGATTAGTAGATAGCAGTGAGGAGGCTTTCGACCTCATTACCGCTGGATTTCAGCAGGGGTTGAATCAGGCGGGAGATTTTGGGGATACTGTGCGAGAGTATTCGAGTGACTTCGAGCGGATGGGGTTTACGGCAGAGGGTTTCCTGGGTGTATTAAACGCCGGTTTGGAAGAGGGGGCCTATAACACGGATGTAATTGCTGACGGTGTTCGAGAATTTGGTATACGGTTTGGCGCGGCGGAAACGGCGGCAGTCGAGGCTCTGGATTCAATTGGGTTGAACTCGGAGGAGCTATACGCGCAGTATGAGGCTGGTGAGATTACTGTCGCTGACGCTATGGCAACAATTACAGATGCTCTCGGCGATGTGGATTCTGAAACTGAGCGCGCCCGGGCTGGGGCCGCGTTATTCGGTTCTAAGTGGGAAGATCTGGGGCCCGACGTCTTTATGACTGCCGGGCAGGCGCAGGACGCCATTGAGGACGTCGCGGGGGCCACAGACGAGGCCGGGGAGGCGCTCGATAGCGGATTTGGGGCGGCAATGGAGCGGCTCAAACGCACGGCGATTTCTAATCTCTCGC